CATCATCTAAACTTCCCGTAAACTTGCTTAGAACAGGAGTGTCAGTGCCTCTTGCAAAACCTCCAATTGTAAAGCCTTGTCCTGGAAAGTCAACTCCGTGTATTGTTGGGCCCCAAGCTTGTGAACCAGACTGATTCATATCATATGATGCATCTAGTCCGGTATCATAATCTTTTGTCTCAACTTGTACTCCGTTCCTCCAAAGCTGGATAGCATCAGTAGTTTTTGTTTTGTCTACAGTATACACATAATGATTTAGTGACCCAGTTGCTTCTGAGTTTGTCATTGTATGTTCAATATAATTTGATGATCCATCCCTTTTGTGAAAGTATAATCTTTGGCTAGACTGCCCAACTTGTTTAACTACAGCAAACCCACAAAAAGTTTCATCACTCCCATCATTATCTGAGTCTCCGTGAGACCTCCCATCACATATATACATCTCTTTTGGTGCATCAGTCCACTCATCAAACTTAGCCCAGTAAGATAGTGCAAAACTTCCAGAACCTAACCATTTGTCATTATATCCATCTATATTTGTATTAACAGCATAATTTTGAAATGACTCATATGTTGATGTAAATCTTGTTGCAAGGCCGAATGCTCCTGGTACTGTATTTTGTACCTCAAGGGCAGCCATATTAACATGATCTCCTCCAGCTATATCTTTTGTTTGTGATACATATTTTCTTTTATACTTACTACTGTCACTATATGAGTATGCTCCGTCAGAGTTTTCATATCCTACCCTTAATAATAGGTCATTATAATATGATTCAATTTCAGTTTCTGGTATATAGCTACCACTTGAGTCTGAGCCTTCTACATATTCCCATAGCTCTGATAGATCGAATCCCGGTTGTAGTGTCCAGCCCATACTTTTTGCAGCTTCATATATTAAATCTTTAGACATGCCATCATATAAGCTTTCATCTCTATTATTTATTTTTGCAATGTGCTTTATATATGTATATATAGAATCAAAGTGGTGCCCTATCATGTCAACAAATAATAAATAGTCAGAATTATTTTCATCTAACTTTATATGGTCAGGTATTTGCTCTTTAAGTGTGTGTGGGTTATCATTGTCATGCAGGCTTGCAGTTGCAAGCTGTCTTGTCATCCAAGCTGTTGCTTCTGGTGATGTAGATGATGCAAGTGTATATGGCTTTAAGCTATTTGTCTTTGGCCAAGTAGAATTATAGTATGATACATACCCAACATTAGATCTGTTTTCATCTGTGTCAAGCCTATTTTTGTCTTCACCAGCAGAGTGGGATGAGTAGTATAAGTACTTTTCATATCCATCAAAACTTACTTTAATGTCATTTAGCTTTGTCTCATATATTGCTTTATTCTGTAAGAATTCAACTGAGCCAGAAGCTCCACCATGTAATAGGCCTGAGAGCTGAGAAGATACAAATTCAACTTGTGACTGATAGTATTCTATTTGTTGTGCTTTTAGCTTAAAGTTATTTAGCCTTTCTTTTGCAGAACTAAAGCATACAAAGTTTTCATAGTTTCTATAGTCTACATTAAGTGTTGCATTTACATTACTTGAGCTTAATATAGAGTTCTTTATACTTTGAGTAACACTACCAGTTGCATTTAACAGTGAATCTTGATTTTTATATTCTACAGTTCCAGCTTGTGGTAATTCATTATAGTTGTATCTAAATGTTGGCTGTCTAAGCCTGTTATGTTCTTCTTCTTGCTCCTCTTGAAGTTGTACATTTATTGTTGTAGTGAATGGTAGTAGCTTTTGATGATAAAGATTTAGTATACTTCCTTCATCAAGCTCTTCTGGGAGTGGTTGTGCTAGTCTTAATATAGTAGAGTTGCCTTTACCATATTTATCTCTTGCCCAAGATACAACCATGCATTCGTATGTTGCATTAAACCAAGCAAGAGCAGTTTGTTGTATTATATCTTCATGTGCATATTCCCCAGCATCCGACCATTGCTTAAACTTTGCAACAGACACTTCGTCATCTGTATATGCTAATTCTACTCTTACCTCTCTTCTGTCTGCAGATATTTGAGACATTATAAATGTTGCATCTGTATTAAATATCCTTTGATAGAAATTACCTACGATTGCATATTCACCATGTGTTATTTGAAATTCATCTGCAACTAAGCCATATAAATCTATCTTAAATTTATTCTCTGAGAAACCAGTGTATTGCTCCTCTGAGTCCCCAGTATATATAAATTGTATTTCATTGTCTTGATAGAACTTTAGTATAAAAAAGTCATCAGTGTCTGGGCCTAATATCATAGACTCATCTGTAAATCTTGAGAGTGTTTGATGCCAAATTTGGTGTGGTAGAGAAACTACCCTTTCATCAAATGTATATCTAGGATCTTTTACACCATCATCTAAGAATAGCTTCATTTTTGTATCTCCCTGTAGTCATCAAAGTTTGTTCCGGATGTACTTTCAAATCTAATTTCATTTTCAAATACCCTAAACTTAATGTGTATCTTTCTTATATCGTTCTTGTTAGCTATTGCAATTGAAGTTGGGCCAGTATTATAGTTTGGTGTAATTTTTCCACCTGCAGTTCTTCCAAGCTTTGTCAGTTCTATTGTTGGTGGGAATAACATACTTGACCAGCTATAAAAGTTGGTTTCATGTAGCTCTCTAAGGGTATATGTTCTCTTTCTCTCTCTATAATTAACACCTTCAGCATCTTTCTTAAACCCAAACTTTCCGTACTTTGCTTTTGTTGTGTGGCCAAATTGAGATGCAAATAGGTCAACCTCTATCTTCCATGTGTCTTTATAGTACTCAGGTATTGATTCATATTCTAAACACTCAAAGTGTAGCATAAATCTGTGGTGAGCCCAGTAGCCAGACCTTCGGCCTGTAGAGTTTGTCTTTGCCTTGTCTACTACAAATAAGCCTCCATGCCTAGTACTTGGCCTAGTCATTAGATCATCCCAAGCCCAAAAGTATTGCTTTTGACTTCTGTATGCTGTAAATTTCTCTGATACCCTGAATCTTCTATTTACTGATATACTGCCTAAGTCATTATAAACTTCTGCAGTTAATGTTTGTATTACCTTATCTTTTCCTCGACCTGCATTAAATAGCTGGACGTATTCATTTCCTCCGTAGTTGCCTTCCTTGATAACATCTCCATCTAAGTAAAACTTATACTTTAGGCCAGTTGAGACACCCTTTTTTGTGTCAACGTCAATATAATTAACTGCATCAAATATAAAGAATAGTGCATGGCTATCACCTGAGAATTCATAGATAAAGTCTGTTAGGTTTTCTGCTTCTGGAGAGGGAGAGTCGGGGTGTACCCAATAGTCAGAATCAGGTATCTTTTGACCTGCCTGGTCAGTTACATCCCTAAAGTTTCTTGCACCTATTTTTATTTGTACTGGCTTAGAATCTGGAAGGGGATTGTCTGCAAGTAATTCATCAGTGATTTTACAATCAATCTTATCCCTAAATGTTTGAGATTCAAACTCTATATTATTAGGTGGTACTTCTATAATTGGATATCCATCAGCCTCTTTATCAATTAAAAACCTGCCTTGGTTATCAAATTTATATAGTACATCAGATTCATCTTCAAAGATGCCTGGTATATTTCCGAATCCAGATTGATTAGTGAATTGTGGCATTTCTGCATTCTCAGTCTCTATTAATGCTTGTGCAGCATCTCTTAGACTTTGGCCTTGAAGTCGAATACTTGTAACAAGCTTCTCATCTTTCTCAATAACAGCAATCTGGTTTGCAATTGCGTTCTCATCTGTTGGTGCAAGTATCCACTTGCCCCCTGTAGTCTTCTTTTCTTCTTGTACCTTAATTCTCATATTACACTACCTCAAAGTGGTCTTTACTATCAAAGAATTCAATTGAACCTTCTGCAACTCTGTTGTATACTTTGATTATTGGTCTATATATTCTATCTTTTGGGAAGCCTTCAAGTGGTAAATCAAAGTACATACCTTCACCGTCTGCAGACACCTTAGTAAATGTGTCATCAAAGCCTATTATCTCCTCATCTGTCTTTACATCAACAATTGAGTATATTGATCTTGCCTCTGTAAATGTTTTAATATTATCAGCTTGTGGAGAAGTGGAGTAAGATGCTGTTGGGAATGATTCTCTAACAACAGGCCTTAATCTTATTGTAGACCTACTATCATACTTACCTGAATTTCCCTTATAATATACTGTTGCTTGAACTGATCCAATTGTTTGCTTAGATGTTGACCAAGTGTAGTCATCATATTTAAGCTCTAGTCTAGGCTGGTATATTGTGTTTGTGTCATTTGAGAAAAACCTCTTTGGGCCCGCAAATGTTGTGACAAGGTCTCCCTTTTCAGCTGTTGGAGTATGCATAATCATTAAACCATTTATGTCAGATTCTCCATGCACTGTTTCACCAGACTCAGTAATTATACCCTGTAATACAGTTACGTCAATTGTTAAGTCCCACTTATCAGCATCTTTATAAGATGTAGAGCTAGGGTATTGTATTTCTGTGCTACCACTATTACTACCTGTATAGAAAATAGGGCCTGGTGCTGATGATTGATATTGGTAGCTTTGAGTTGTCCCTGCAGCTCTTAGAGTTGCCTCATCTGCTGCTCCTATATTATGTGGAATTGTCACTAATCTATTAGCCCAGCTTACTCCCCCACCATTTGAAGGAACTTGTGGGCTACTAAAGTACTTATCTGTACCTTCAACCCAACTTTCTTTTATTTGGTTTGCCTGAATAGTTGTACTATAGTCACCTATCTGATTCTCTACATTTGCAGCAAACAATCTTACACTTGCGCTATTATAATTATTTGTGTGCTTATTCCATGATATTAGAATTCTAGAAGCTTGATTTGTCTCCATACCCCAATCACTTGCCTTCCTAACTCCTAGCTCTAGTATCTCATCTACACCAGAGTTTAGAGTGTTATTCCATTCATATATTGATGTTGCTCTATCTATTTTCTTTATAGTTATCATAATTTATCCCTAGTAGTTAACTACTCTTCCTATAATATCCTTTGAAGGATATTTTATTTCAAAGACACTAGGGTCAAGTGATGGGTATATCATACCTTGTCTAGTAGCTTCATCCATATCATATTTATTACCAGAGTATCCATCACTTGATCTCCACTTATTTTGATATCTTACATCTATAACAGATTGTACACCTTCAATTGATGCTAAGTCTAATACTATATCCTTCTTAATAATTGGCTTTCCAAAGTGCTGCTTTTGTGTGTCAAATCTAACCTTTAGCTTTTCTATTGCCCTAAGTAAAACTTCATTTGAGTTAAATGAAGGTAGTACAACAATATCAAAGAATATACCAAAGTTAATAATGTAACCATCCTTTATATTTACTGCATCAGTTAGCATTCTGTATTGTGATAAGTAGTTTTTAAGATTTAGCTTTGTTGCTGAATTTATTTCTGTTAGATTACCTCTAATGTCTTCACCTAGTGTGTATAAATTAACTGCTAATGGATTTTTTACCTCATCAGCAGATTGAGCATTAAGCTGTTGATCTTGTATTACATATGCTTTGGATATATGGCCGAATCTTTGTGGTAGAGACATTGCCCTAAGCATATAATCATCTTTAGTAACTATTCTTTTTTGAGCAGAGAAGTATGCCAGTGCATTTCTTTTAACATCTTCTATAGACTCAGGTCCTGAGCCTCCAGTTGCAGGTTCCTCATTTATAACAGCAACTGATGCCTTCACTATTGCTGTAGTTGCAGCATTTAGCCCTTGATCATCTAATTGTTTTGTCATTGAATCTACAGCATTAATCTCTTTTGAGTTAACATTACTTGAGATGCCACTTCCAACTCTGTATGTTATTGTTAATGTTGTGTTTGTTGGTGCTAGTCCATAGGTTCTAGAATATAAAAAGTTAGAAGGGTCAAATGCCTTATCTATCTTATTTCTTTCACCTGGTAAACCTGTTGCAAGGTTTTCAGAGTTAGGTAATAGATGTTCATCACTATAAGATGATATTCCAGACCCAAAGTGTAGCTTAAAATTATTCTGTTCAGTTATGCTTGTCTTAAACCTTCTTGGTGTAGTTAGCATACTTAATATCTTAGGTGTTTGAGTCTTATATTCAGATAGTTGTGGATCAAATTCCCATGAGTTTACATCCTCCTTAAATATAGTGTCTTGTGCTAAGTTGTCAACCTCATACCATATATTTCCATCTGAGTCTACAACACTATCAATTGAGATTATGTTATCCTCAACTAGTGTGAATGAGTCATTAGCCTTTCCAGTTCCAAATGATACGTCTTGAGTCTTTCTATCTCCGTGTTCTGTGTCTACATACTTTTTTAGTAGGTAGTATTCTGGTGTACCAGTTGTTTGATTAATCTGATACACGCTAACATCAGTTGGAGAGGCAGAAGATGATGCTGCAAAGTCTACTTGTTCCATTGTTTGGAATGCAATACCAGATGGAGTCTTTAATACAGCATCAGAGTTAATTAGCATACAGTATGAAAAGTCTGGCCTTGATGACGCACCAGTATTTATTGCTGGTATTAATTGATATATTGCAACTCTGCATGTTGCTGGTGATGTTACTCTAGGTGTGTAACCAAATGTTTGGGCTATTGAATATACGTTTTTTGATTCTTGAGCTCTATCTAAAAGAGTCTCTTTCATTGAGTAGTCTGTGTACATTGACAATACATCACCTACATATGCTGCCATCTCAATAAACATCATTCCAGGTGAGGACTCACTAAAGTCATTGTATGTATTTGGAAAGTATGTTTTAGCATACTCAATAATTGACTTTTTATAGTCATCAAAGTCTTTAGTTAAATAATTTATATTTTTTTGTGCCATTATGCAACTCCACTTGTTATTTCTAAGACTTCGCTTATGTTGTATTCCTTAACTGAAAAGCCTAATACTATATGTATTTTGTGTTCTTTTTGTTCAACTTCTAGATTTTCAATTCTAGCTAAAGGCATATATCTATCAAATGCATTTCTAATAGAAGTTCTAATTGTTTCGTCTAATTCTGCAACATTATTTTCAAATAGTAAGTTGTATATATCTGTGCCAAAGTCTGGGTTCATTAACCTTTCACCTTTATTGGTTAGTATTAAATTTCTTACATTACTTATAACTTGATCTTTTGTTAGATAGGATAGCTTAAATAGTGATGTACCTTCCTTAACAGGGTCAGTACCTGTTTGTAGACCAGTTGAACTTGTCTCACCATCAGAATATCCAGACTTAGAATTTGAGTCTGATCCAAAAGGCAATAGTATACCAATTGCTTTGCTTTCATCTAAGTCTGCGGGATTTATCAGAGTCGTATCTGGTATAGAAGTTCTCTTTGAGAATCTAGCATTTACAGATGTCTTCCCTGTGTAGTTTTTAAGTTGTGGTGTCCTAGCCATTTTATATTACTTCTTCTTTTTAGACATTGCCTTTACTAATTCAGAGTAGTCTCTTGTTAGTGCTTTGCCTACTGCAGGGTCAATATCTCTACCTTGCATATCCCGAGGTACCATCTGCTGAACTGTTGGCTTACCTCCGCCTATCATATCTTGCATTGATGCAAAACCAGCCCTAGCATCTCCTGAGTCAAAGGACTTTACTGTCTTGTAGTCTTCATTTGCTGTCTCATTGAGGGCAGCATTAAGAGAAGAATTCTTTGTGTAATTAGTTTGTGTTGCACCGTAGCTTTCCATCATTTCATTTTGAGCATCTTGTGCATTATTTTTATTCTTATTACCAAAGATTTCAACAAGCTGTTTCTCAACCTCCTGTTGTACAATCTCTCTTATAACCTTTGATAATTTGTTCTTAGCATTTGCCATATTATTAACTCCTATCTATATATAAATATCTAATATATTGTTTTATTGTTTAAGCTTAGCAACATCACTCGTTATTTTTACAACTTTTGATGCGTTCGTTGCTGGGAACGTGGGGCCTACCCCAGTATTAAATGTTGCAGTGGCACTAGTAAGAGCTTTTAGCTCATTACTCATACCTTCAATTATATCCATTAACTTATCTATATCAACCTTCCACTTTTTTGTTGATATACCTACCTTATCTCCAGATGATATTAGTACTGAGTCCTTCCTTGAACTTAGTATTAGTCTGTCTGATCTCATTATTATTTGATTTCCACCGTATCTATCAACTTGTTCGTAGTCTTTATCTAAGCTTGATTCTAGCTTTAATGTTACAACAGGAGTTTCTGAGCATAGATATATTGAGTTATCATCACCAACTATATCTTCATTGCCTAAGCCTTCCTCTTCATCTGTGTGACATGTTATCATGATCACTGGTTTGTTCTCTGACTTACCACCAAATAGCTTTCCAAGAAAGCTTTCCTCTGATGTTGAAGTTAACCTGATTGTTTGGCCTGCCCTGCCTTCAACTATTACATCACCTTCTGTTGGGTCCATCTTTTTTGCAGGCCTGGGCTTTGCAAATAGTCCAGTAAAGAAGTCTGTTGCATCTGGAAGAATTGATGCACCCTTTACTTGAATATTGTCACCAATCTTCCCTCTTGTATTAATAACATCTGAGTAATAGTATTTTGAATCTTCACCTTTTATAACTAGCACCTGTTCACCTGGAAGTGGTACAGATCTAAAGTATGGGTTTAGAGGGGATACTACGTGGCTTTGTGGGGCACCTTGGCCAGCAGCTTTAATTCCACTTACTGGTGTTACTTGAACTACGTCAGCTCCATAAAATTGATCATCCTCTCTCCTACCAGAGGCAGCCATTACACTACCAATAAATACTGTTTCACTAGATATAGAAGACCCTGCATTATCATCGCCAGATGATTGTGGAGGTGGGGTTCTCATATTTCCTGTTTTATATTTTGACATTTTTCTTATCCCTGTCAGACCTACCTATATCAGCTACAGCTTCTAATAGCTGTTTCTTTTCGGCATCCGTAAGTAGTGGAGAGTCATTATTTTTATTTTCAGGTCTAGCCATAGCTCTTTGAACAATTGCAGCCATCTTAACTAGATGTTCATCATTCTTTACTGAAGCCTCTAGGTACTCCTTTATTAAAGGTACAATTAGAGTTGCATCACCTGAGTTCTTAATTAGAGGTTGTAAGTCTGATATTAGTAGTTTTATTTGTCGGTCTTTTGATTTAGAGTTCAAATAAATGTCTTCTAATAAGTTTGAAAAGGTCTTACCCTTAAATAGTTCTAAATTTCCATCCATAATAATAAATATCAGTTAGTCTAAAACCTACTACCAGACTTGTATGTTTCATACTTTTCCATGAAGTGAACCTTAATAGCATTTACAACTCTTGTTATATATTGAGTCTTTACATCTGACATCTCTCTTATCATAATGTATATAGCCTTCTTGTTAAAGTTTTCAATATCTTCACGCCTCTTAAATATCTCAACAATTGAATGAAGTATCTTTATGTCTCGTTCCTTAGTTACAACCTTCTCAGGGTTCTTTTCCATCCAGTTTGTAAATTGGTCCATAAATTCAGATAGCTCAGACTGCTCCTTGTCTTTTAGTATCTCATTAGTAACATTTCTTGTCTTATCAATTAAGTCTACACTTCTCTTCTGAATCATCTTCTTGTAGTTATTATTGTTATGCAAGATTAGCCAATTTTTTGCTACTATACTAAAGTATGAAAAGGCTTTGCCTTTGTCTGCTGTAAATTTATTTAATTTTTCTAAAAGGTGTACTATCACCTCATGTTGTACTTCCCTAGTTGGGTAGTCAAAGTAATAAAACTTAAACCTGTGAATAAGATTCTCAGTGAGCTTCATGAATGGGTAGTCCATATGCTCAGCATATAGTCTATTTCTCTTTATTGGATCTGGCTCATTATTATATGCTATAATTGCAGCTTGTGTTGTCTCTGTAAAGTATTGTTTCTTTGATCTAGGCCTTCCTCTCTTTCTCTTTTGAGGTCCCAGTGCTGCTATTCTTGCCTCCTCAATCTTCTTTGCTTGTAGCTCATCATAGAACTTATCGACTGCACTTTTCAATTAATCTCTCCCTTAAGCTCTTTAATTGTGTCATTCAACTGCTTAAATGTCTGTCCAACCTCATCATCCTCTGCAAACATATTCTTAGAGTCTATTCCTTGCATTGTGTCATAGGTCTTAGTAATTGCCTCTTCAAGAGTAATGATTCTGTCTTCTGATTCTAGAATTTGATCTACAACAGTCTCATATTTCCTTAGTATGTTCCATGCCACAAAAGCTAACACTAGTATTGAAGTTGAAAGTATTATATATATGTATATATGTATATCCATTATTTAGCTCCGAATAGTTCATCAAATAACTTTGACTTATCATTTTTTGGACTAGATTCTTTTCTGTATTTCCAGTTTTCAAATTCAATCCTTGATGCCATATGATCGGCATGGTGCATAACAATTGGTAAGTTTGCCTTAAGGCCTCTTTCAGGTAGGTAAGACTTTAAGTAAGTGTCATTAGAGCCATCATAGACTCCGTCATGAGTAAGTATACCAATCATTTCATTCTGAGAAACCTTAATTCCGAACTCTTGTAATAACCAAAGACTTCTGTGAGGTACAGACATGTGAGTTATATCAGGGTTGTTTGTATAAATCTTCCCTTGATTCTTTCTATGCCATTCACTTGGGTTTGGAATGTAATACTCATTTTCAATATCACCAACCTTACCTAGATCATGATTAAGTGCTACAAACATTAGCTCCTCTCGTGTATAATTATCCATATATGCACCCATTTCTCTCCACATATTATATAATCGTTCTGCACAATTCATAACATTTAATACATGAGAGACATATCCACCTATGAATGAGTTATGGAAGTGTTCTATTCCAGATGCAGGTGCCATCATAATTTGTTCTTGCATCTTTGTATATAAATCTAGTAAAGCTTCTTGCCTTTCACCACTAAAGTTATCTTTAATATTATTTGTTAGATCATTCCAGTTACTAGTTAGTAATTCTGCTGAAAGATCTTTGCTGTTTTTTGGTATCATTTGTATTCTCTTTATAATTCTTATTTTATTACTATATACTATCCTATTAGATCTATTAAACCTAACTCCAATGCCTCATCTGCAGATACAAACATATCAGTCTTAGTGTTTTCCCTCCACCAGTCTATATCTTTTTTTGTAGAGTCTGCAAGTAGCCTTAAGGCATCTTCTTCCATCTTTTTATATTGCTTTGCAGAAGCTTGCATATCAGAATTCTTTCCAGACTGATTACCTGAAGCTTGGTGTAACATTATTGTTGAGTGTCTACTACAGATTCTTGAACCTGTTGCACAAGCTAGTATCATTGCAGCTGCACTCATGGCTTGGCCTCTTACAATTACATTTACCTTAACTTTAAGTGACTGTATATAGTCAATAATGCCAAACATCTCAAACATACAACCTCCCGTAGAGTTCATAACAATTGTTATTGGCTCAGCATCTTTAGAGTCTGGTCTTTCTCTAAGTAGTGTTCTACACTTTGTGCATAGATCATAGAATGTGAATTCTTTTATATCACCTATAATGTAGATGATACTATCATTAATATCTAATCCGTGAGTTATCTCAGAAAACTTGTCTGTCCCTGAGTCTGTAGTGATACCTTCTGTTGTATCTGTTGCTAGTGGCTTGTCGCCGTAAATTTCTTTCATGTTAATCAAATAAAAGTTTTAATTGATCTTTGTCAATTTCGTGTTCATTATTCTTTGGTGTAGGGAATGCATTCTCAACGCTTTTGTCTGCATAGCCTAGTGACTTTGCCATTCTAACGCATATATTTCTAAATTCAAATGTAGTTAAGCCATTGCTAAATTCCAATTCAATTTTAGAAGGTTCTTTTGTTGTGTTACCCCTAACATAAGTTAGCTTATCCATATTACTCTCCTTCGTGTGTTATTAGTGTATATAGTAATATAACAAAAATTTATGAAGAATAAAAATATCCATCAAGGTATTTTTGGATATCTTCTTGAGAAAACTTACCTTTTAGCAGTCTAGAGTAGTATCTTATATCTCTCATAATAGGCTTCTTATCTTTCTTCCACCTTGTCTTATCTAGAGTCTTTTTAAGCTTATGTAGATTAGCACCTGCAATTCTTTTTAGATCCTCTTTTTGCTTAGACTTTAACCTAAGTCTTTCTTTTATCTCAGTTGCTGATAAAGTACCTTTAAGTTCTATTTGCTCTTCACCTTTATGGAATACCCTTCCATCAACATGAACAAATTCCTTCATCCATCTCCAGCCCCTATGGAAGCCTGATGGTTTGTTTGATTGCTTGTCACTTTCACCAAACTCTTCTTTATATATATCTGATACACATTGATAACATGTAGATGCTATAGTATCCTCAGAGACACAAGTAAACTGACCACACTGTCTGCATTCCATGTATTTATACATAGCACCTTCTCTTTGGTTCCATGCTGTTCCAGGTCTATACTCAACCTTGTATGATACTTCTTTAGATTCTTCCATAGTTCTTTATTCTTTTGGTTAACTTGTCTCTTTCAATTTGTAGGTCCTTAAGTCCCTTTTCTCCATATATATCACCTTGTAAAGTTTTTTCTTCGACAATAGAAGATTGAACGTCCTCTGGGAATGCAGATATAACCTCATCCATTGTATAAGGTGTGTTAAACTCTAATCCATCTGGCTTAGACATCACAACCTTTGTAGTAGTCTTAATTTGAGCAAATGCCACATTAGCAGCTATAACCATTGCTATTGCTAGTGGATCAAATACAAATATAATAAGTAACATAAACCAATTAACAATACTCTCCATTGGTTGCTCAGTTAGCTGTGACATATACTTTAGTGGTCCAAGTTCTCTAGCAGACTCATTGCCAATTTGCTGCTCTAATATCTTAGTGTCATATAGTGCTATTGAATCAGTTACTGAACTTAGCTTAAGCTTAGCCTCTGATAATTCAGATTGCTTTAGCTTTCTAACCCTTGATGAGGTTGTAGTAACTAATTGACCAGATTCTCTGTCAACATATTGTATCATTGTTGGATTTGCAAGAGAGGTAGTTAGCTCCTTAACAATTAATTTATAGTCATCTCTAGACTCTATAAATCTAATCCTCTTAGCATCAATTATCTGGACTTGCTTATCTAAAAATTCAGATTGAGTACTGGTCTCTTGAAATGCACCAGATAAGAATCCGTATATACCACCTGAAGTTATTGCCATTAGTATAAATACAGCCAACACCAAATATGATCTTAGCCACTTATTGATTATGTCCCAGTATTGATACAACAATGAGGCCACAATTAATTTTGCAACCTCAAGTGTACCAGCCATAATCATTACTTCAATACTAGCACCAGCAAACAACTTACTTAGTCCTAAGACTGAGTAAAGAGCTGCAGATGCTGATACTGAAAGTGCTGATATAGCTATTAATAAAGGGAATAGCCTTCTCTTCATCTATCTTTCTAGGCCAATATAATACCTAATCTTTTCATTAATTTTATGAATGACATTTAGCTCTTTTCTGATTTCACTAACATGTATATTATCAGAAGCAGACTTTAACATCATCTCTTCAACTTTCTTAACTTGCATTTCTAGATTTTGTGAAAGTTGCTCCACTTCATCCTTAAATTTCATTGCTGTCCAAACTTGTCCCATAACTATTTCTCTCCGTTTCTATCATACATTATAGTATGAATTTTTTTGTTATTAAATGGGTTGTTGATAATTTTATATCTTATATCTCCAACACCTTCCTTGATTAATTTTAATTTTACATCTTCAATATTTTTGAGGTTATATGAACTCAAAGCAATTGTCTTTGTCTTTTCTAAATATGATACCTTAATAGAATTAAATATATCATTGTCTGAATTTACATCAACAATTTTACTGAATATATTATATATGCTATCTGTATCACTAATTATATTTTTTGGCTTAATAGGTACCATCATACTTTCTAATGTTTTTAGAAAGTCAGACTTTTGGTCTGAATTCATATCTAATAAGCCTGATATAAAGTCATCTAATACATTTTCAAATCTTTTATTGATTATATAGTCCTGATACTTTTCATTATTAGTTGTCTGAGTATATTCCTGACTATAATTATCATTATAATATCCATTATCACCATAGTCATCTTCACTAGAATATTCTGAATAGTTATCCATATTACTAGTAAAGGTATGCATACAGTTACTTAGCTTAGAATCTTTAATATAAGGTACACAGCTAATTAAGTCTTTAGGTGCCATTAAAAATAGTTTCACTTTATCATTCATTCTGTCTCCTTTAATTTAACTAATTCAGCACATCTTTCATACCATTCACATTCTGTATAATGGAGTATTAATAAGTCTATAATCTTACCATGAGTAACTTTCTTATTATAAGGATCAAAAGGTAAAGCTATTCTATCAGCATTATCTACAAATAAGGTTTTGAACTCTGATTTTCCTGTAAGTATATTGAATGCATTATTCATTGCATCATTAACTAGCTCAACCTCATCAGTTTCAAATTTATCATCCTTAAAAAAGTTTTCCATATCTTTATCCATATCTTTGATTTTATTTACTTAATACTATTTATAATAAATATATAATATATTACTTATTAGTTAATAACTTACTAATTCTTTTATGATTACTGTAAATCTTATTGATATCTTTCAAGCATTTAGCTGCCGGTTTAATGCCAGTTGATTGATATTTTGATTTTATGTTAAAAACAGTATTCTTTTCATTTACGTACTCTTTAGTATCAAAGTTAACATGCCCTTTTGCTAACTTAGTATTAATCTTAATTAAACTTAAGACTTTATCTATCTTTATTAATATACTATCATTAATACTCTGGCCGGCACTAGAGCTTAATTGATTGTTTATACTACTAAAGAATTCACTATGGTTAAGACTTGATGTCCTCCCTAGTTTCTTTAACTTTTGGGTTTGTTGATCCTTTTTTAGAAGACCATTTCCCATTTGTTGTAGCTTTTTTCTTAGCTCTTTGTCCATTTTTGTTTTTTCTAGTCTCCTCCGATAGTAGCCTATTCTTAAGCTGACTTGTTCGTAGAAGTTGTTCTAGGTTAGCAATTCTCCTTTCACTTCTCATGTGAAGCGTAGTGTAAACTCCTAACGCTAGAACTAATAATATACTGTCTATAATAATCATGTTTTTGTACTCCTTTCTTTAATCGCCGTAGTATGTTCCGACATTTTTACCAATCATACCTAATCTAGAAGCAACATTAAATTGATGTTTTGCATCACTTAATACTTCTATGATTTTATTTGCCTCTGTAAATGTTACATCATGCCTTCTACCATCAATCATTAGCCAACCAATTGTTGTCTGTGTTTGTGGTTCCTGAACATGTTCATTATCTGTAAGTCTGAATCCAATAGACGTCCATAGTTTCCCATATTTGTCTCCATTAAATTCCCTCTTTTGATTATGAATAGTTGGTTTACTTTTTTGAAATTTCTTATAATTTCTAGCCATTTTGTTTTAGTGGTTAAGCCACAAGCTTTTAGTGTTTATTAATAAATTCTTTTTGTTTGTATATTGCCATATCTAATTCCGACATGGACTTTTCATCTTGTATATTGTAACCGCTTTTACTTACGTTGGCTGGTCTTTCACTTTCCGTATTATTAAATGTTATTTTATCTTCTGTTGCCCCTTTAATCCTTTCATCTGTTATAGATGAATAGATCATATAACCTCTTGGGTATAGATTACTAGGTACATGTATTATATACTGTGGGCATTCATAGTAGATTTTATCTCCTACTACATCTCCCATATAAGTTAATTCTACAATTTCACCTTTGTATATACTACCATCAAAGAATTTGAATCTAACAGTTTGTCCAATTTTGTAAGTATGTTTTTTCTTTTTTGCCATTTGTTATTTTTTAATATAGTTTAATATAATCAATTTCTGCTTAATAAAAAAATTTATTGCGTTTTATTTTACTATAAATTTCTTCCATTTTCAAATACATGTTTAATTACTGGGAATCTTAATGAGTACTTTCCATCTTGATTTTTACTCTCCTCAAAGTATTGTACTGTAATTGTCTTGCCAACTATCTTTGAGTGGTCATCTCCAAATTCCTTTCTTTGGTCTAGGGAGAAGCCAGAACCAACACCAACAAGATTGCCTTTATGTTCAACAGATATACTACTAAGACAGTTGATTGTTTTCTCAACACCTTCTTCTACCACCCTGATGTCTCCATTGGTTGCTCCAGTGACTACGTATTCTGCATCATGCATCTTCTTAACCTTTAGAATATCTCTAGATCTTTTACCTCTGTAGTGTGAATTCTTTCTTAGCATTATGCCCTCATAGCCAAGTGACTCAGCCTCATCAACCATACTTTGAAATTCAGTTTCATTATCAACTGGTGTTTGTTCTAGTAGTGTTAGTGTCTTTGTAGATTCTAGATCACATCCTTGAAGATTAATATATCTATCCTCAAAAGATTTTGTTCCAATCCTAGTATCAAACTCTTCTAGTGTTAGGTAGTCAAATATAACAAATTTTGGATTATCTATTGTATGATTTTTCTTTCTAATTTGCTTCATTATACCTTGAAAGTCCTCATTGCCATCCTTGTCCATCATGCAAATTTCTCCATCAAGAACAAAGTCTCCTGGAATTTTTGCAACTTCATCCAATACTCTTTGTAGTGTGTGAAACTCCTTGCCTTGTCTAGAGTGAGCAGATATTTCATCATGTTCTTTCCTTATGATACACCTTACACCATCTAGCTTTCTTGATCCTAACCATTGATCATTTTCAAAGTCGCAATACTTTGGATCAAACTTTTCTGCAAGTGCAACCTCAAATGTAGGTATACAAAATGGAATGACTTTATTTATTGTGCTTGTGTTAGCCCTAAGTTTTAGATCCTTATCAATCATACAGTAAATTATTAAGGCCTCCTTTTCATTATTAAGAATAAGCCCATTTACAAGTCTTATTGCATCATGTCCAGTAGCCTTTTTTGATGCTAGCATCTCTAGAACATCTATAATATCATATTTATGCTCCATAAATAAATCATGCCTCTTGGCACATTGCTTTGATGAGACACCAAATTGCTTAAAGGGGCTATATGTGTAATGTAATGCTAATTGGATTGCAGAAGAATCCTTATACATTTCTAGTATTTCTTTTTTAGCATTTCCACTTGTTGTTGCCTGCATCTCTTGTTGGAACTCAGCAATCATTCTTAGTATATTCATATTACTTTTTTATAATTTTTTGTACAACAGTATTTGTAGTTAGTATTTCAACTATAGCATTCCAATCTAGATCCTTTTGGCCAAAGTGAAAGAAGTGTCCTTTGAAGTCCTTTTGACCTCTGTATGTAGTGTCATCAATGAGTACATCTCCCATAAGAAGATCCTTTCTATGAGTTAAGAACATCTTTCTTTTAAGAGCTGGGAAGTGTTCTTCAATCCAGTTTCTTTTTTGACCCCAAGCATCTGGATTATTCCAGGGTGGAGTAGTAGCAATAAATACATCGTATCCAACTTCTATAAACTTTGCAACTGCATCCTTTGCTCCTGGCATCACCTCAAAGGTGCTAAAGTCTAAGACTTCATCTGGTTTAATATTACCTAAGTCCATTGGTAACTTTTCCTTTAGTGTTTTAGCTGCCTTTTCAAAGTTGGCAAGGACACCATCCATGTCTATAAATATAGTTAATTTGTCTTTAGCGTTTGTCATAAGTATTATATTTTAATGTGAGATCTTCTAAGTGTGTAGTCCCATAATGAACCAGTATCATCATCCTCATCAACAAGGTTTTCAATAGCTTGTATGTAGTGAGGTAGCAATGAGTGTAATTTTTCTAGATCAACAGAGTTCCAGTATCCAAATCGAATTGTCAATTGATCTCTTGTTTGAGCTCCGATCTCTATAGGTCCTAGTTCCTTGTCTATTTCTCTTAGTGTTGAAAAATGTATCCGCATATTATTGTATGTTTTCAGATTCATTAGCCATTTCATTGTCTAGAGCCTTAGAGCATTCAACAGTTGATCCTGTGAATGGAGATAAATACGATGTAACTATAACTGGTTCTGGTGTTGCTTTCTTGTATTTAGGGTTTGAATAGTTAGGATTAGCTACCTTTTCAAGTTCATCAGTTAGTTGATCCTCATAGCAATCATATGTGTTATATACTGAACCATAATAATATTCGTTAGGGAAGCCAACCATCATAGCACCACAACTAGCTCCATAAGAGATATTTTCTTCCATTTGAGGAACAAGTCCATCATGTTTCATTTCCCCATAACATTCATGTAGTTGCCAATTAGGCATATTTTCCAGATCATTCTTAAAGTCATCATTAACATCTTCTATAGTAAAACCGGATCCATAACCTGTGAAGCTAATAGCTTTAGATAATTTAGCAAGGTGGGAGTCATCCTCTGAGGTAAATGATGCATCATGGAAAAAGCTTAGACCTTTTTGGTCTTCCTCTAGGTTATTTTCCCATGTGATAGAAGCATTCTTTAGTGCCTTTTCCCAGATACTTAAGATGGTTGATTTTAATACCTCAGCAACCTTATCGTTGTGATCATACATTGCAGATGAATGAGGTTTAGTAATTTGGATTCCATATTGAAAGGTTGGAGCCTTTTTGCTTAGTTTAGCCATTTTGTTATTTGTTAGTTGTTATTATTTATATATAAATATAATCAATTCTCCCGTAGGACTTAAATTTATTTCGCGTTATTTTTAGAAAGTTATTAACAATCTGCAATGCTAAGTTCCTCTTGGAGCTTTTTAGAGTGCTTACATGAGCCCCTGAATCTACCACCTGGACAATCACAGCTTAATGTATTTCCCCTTTTGGTAATGGTATATGTATCACCTCTAGAACCAATAGCATGATACGTTAGAGTCTTTATACTAGCCATTGGGTTAATATGTTCTACATCATCAAATGATATATGATCCTCTACTGGTGTCCAGCCAGGCATAAGATATTTCTGGCCATTAATAGTTGTAAAGCATGGTGCGAACTGGTGTACTAATTTGTATTTCCTTTCCATATACTATGTCTAGACAAATACATCACATCCTGAGTTCTCCCATTCTGTAATATGATTAAGAACCTCCTCTATCTCATGGGTGTCCTTATTAAATGATTCAGCCTTGTCTTCTATTTCAACTCCTTCGAAGACTATAATTGGAGTAATATCCATTCCTCTATCGAAATTGATCTTGATTGTTGTTTCTTGGTAAATGTCCATATTTTTATATATTAGTTATTTGTTAGTTGTTATTATTTATATATAAATATAATCAAAAATACGCAAGAAAAAAAATTTCTCACGTACAAATCTAGATTGTTATTAACAAAGTTATTAACAATAATTATATGATACTAAGTAAGAACACAGTTACCATTAACAAGATATATAAAACATTCGAAATGTCTTTCTTAGCTTTTGTTTCCATATTAATAAATAACTGTGTGCATACTATTGATGGTTAACTTAGTGTTAACTTTTGGTTAAATTAAAGTACTTTAACTACATCAGACTTCTTAACTTCTGTTACTTCAAATTCTGTAGTGTCACCTTCAAACTCTTTATTGATGATAGCTTCTGCATCTGTTACTGATACACCTTCTACTAAATAAACTTCTCTAATCCACTTTACACCTTTGCCGGTGTCTGTTGCAATCTTTACTTTTGCTAAATAATACATATTGTTTTTCTTTTTGTTTTTGTTAATAATATCTTCTTCGTTCTTTTGATTTGCTCAATTGAGCTAATAGCTGTTCGCAAACATCAATCGTAATCTTGTCTGCGTAATATAAATCATATATTAGTCTACTCATATCTTTTGCTTTTATGTTTTGACTTACGATTATACTTCTTCTTATTTTTTACAGGAGTAGGAGTCTTCAATGCCTCCCAAATCTCTTGTATGGTCAGTGTGACCCATTTTAGTTTGTTCATTTTGTATTTAATTATTTACTTATAATATAACAAATTTTATTGATATATGAAAACTTTTATTAATAAAAAACTGTCACATATCCATTTACCTCATAGACTTCAGTTGGGTTATATTTTATAGCTTTAATTGTATATACATATACTCCATTAGCTACATCTGCATCCCACACATCATTTGAACTAGCACTAATCCAAACCAAGCCACCCCACCTATTGTATATTCTAACTTCCCATCCATCCCAACAATTGTCCGCTAGCACTTGCCAAGTATCATTCCATCCATCTCCATTTGGAGTCACAGCATTTGGAGCATATATAGACGTCTCATCACAAGTGCTTTGTGCACAAGGTAGTCCTGTTTCACAATCCATATACTGAGTTAGTGTGTGAAATTGTGTAATTGTATCTACCTGATATATGAATTCATATACTACTAGCTCATTGTATATTGTATCTGTAACATAATATATTATTGTGTCTACTATAACAATATATTCAACTTCAACTAATGTAATAGTGTCTGTAATATAAGTAGGCACATCAACATAAACAGTATCACATGCAGGTAGTGCACAAGTAATAACTGTATTGTTATCTAAGTTAACATCAGGATAATTTTGAGTTTGATTTCCGATATTCGGGTTTACTGCCCAACCACCGACATCTGTTGTAGCCGTTTGAGATAAATTAATCTGCCATATAGCAAGCTCCATACATAGAGTATCATTGGCAAGCATTTCGGCCCAACAATCATTTGTGTTAGATCCTGAATCATACACATTGGCACTCCAACTGTCTCCATCCTCTAAGACTTGATTTCCAAATAGAGTAAACACCTTAAATGTCCAACCTGGATGATTAGTTGTTCCAGTGCATCCCCAATTATAATCTAGGCCTGGTGAGTGCAGTCCTAAAACTATATGGCTAACAGTTGTGTTATTATTTATATGAGGGCTAGCACTGTTGTCACAAGTATTGCCGACATTTGTAAATTCATTGCAGCCACAGTTTTCAGTATTGATAGCTTCAATAGTAATATCTCCAGTTGCTGCATTCCAGCTACTGATCTCTACATCACATTGTGCAGATGTAATAGGTGCCCAAAGGGCTAGTAAGTAAATTAGTTTTCGCATTGTGTTCCATAATTTTGTAAGATTAATAATAGGTCATTCAAATCAGTAGTACCATTCTGATCTATATCAGTTGGGCATTCTATTTGAATACAGGAAGCATATGCAGGGTGTTCTGTAAGTAATGGATAGGCAAACCCATCTCCATTTAGAACAAATGCTGTACCAATGTCGGCACATAGTATGATGGTATAACCACCAATTGGCAAATCAAACCAATGTAGAAGACCTTCACAGTCTTGGTATTGGTATTGAGTGTATTGTGTAGCTCCAACTGATGTGAATACATGTTGGTTACATTGGGCGTAAGTAGCCGGTGCCCATAGGGCTAGTAAGTAAATTAACTTTTTCATATGGTGAACCAGATAGGAGTCGAACCTATGACCTATTGCTTAGAAGGCAATTGCTCTATCCAACTGAGCTACTGGTTCATTTTTGGAACAGGTTGTTTATTGAATCGCCGGCACTACTCTCATCCCTCTAACTGGCGCGTATGGCGATTTTTTATCCATCTATCATAAGCATAAGAATAAACCTCTAACTTATTTAGTTGTACATCATTAGCAATCATAAACTTTTCAGCCCATTCTTTTACTTGAATGCGTAGTCCATAAGCATTAGCTTCTTCTAAAATTTCTTCTATTTGTTGTTCATCACTCATAAAGTCCCATTCACGCCCACTATTAATCATCGGGCTAATCTTATTATAGTGTCATCCATATTATCTTTGACCCAAGTAGCTATTACATTTCCTTTGTTATGATCTACAATCTTTTGCATGTAGTGTTTAGGTGAAAATACTCCAGGATATTCTATTGTTTGATTAGTATATTCTACAACAACAGTTTTTCCAGCACCACTATGTACCATCTCTTGGCTTTTGTC